GGCGAGACCGTGGACCCCGCAATTGGTTGCGGGCTGTCTTGAGCTGGGATGGAGTGATCATCTTGGAAGAAGTCGGAATATAACAGATCAAGGATAGAAGGTGTGTTGGAAGTAATTTTCAATATTTTAAGAAAAACTCAAACAAAAGCAAAACAAAACAAGAAAGGAGTGATGTATTATGTGGGATTCAATGGAGGCGCACCCTGCTGCGCTCTACGATGCCCAACGGGTCCGGGGACACGAGAGGGCCGGTTGTGGTTAGCAGCACGTTGGGCACGTCGTTGATGACGTGAATTAGATTGAAGTACATTAACTCGGGGTTGTTCTACAGAGATAGCTGGAACAGATGGTGGTGGTGGACGATACACAACGTCGTCAACAACAACAACAGCATCAGAAGGAAGGTTCAGCGGTCGAGGCGCAGTAAGAAGAGGAGGCGCAAGAAAATCACGTTGCACAGTTGCACGTTGAAGCCAATAATTGAATCGCGCGCCGTCAAGATCAAGGTCGGCAGCATAGGCGACCATCCAATCGGCGGGTTCATTAGGATATTGGACATCGGTAGGAAAACGTGAATTGTAAGACTCAGTGTGAATTTGTTCAGGGTCAAGAACAACACCTTGCGACATGGCAACGACTTTGCGGCAAAAGGGCCCAATAATAGGAGTATTGGAATCAGAGTCGTTGAACGAACGAGCTTTCTGAACAAGCTTTTGCCAAGCAGTAACGTTGGATGGAAGAACAGAAGTTACATGGAACTTGGAGAGTTGTCTTTGAAGATCACAACAAGAGTTAGAGTCGCCGAACCAGACATTGGGGGAATAAACGCGAGCAAGAAACATGACTCCAAAGGAACCACGTGCTACAGGCTCAGCTTTAATTGTAAGACCAAGCATAGTTGCAGCACGTTCAAGGTTTTCTTTTGGAAGGTTACGAACGAGACCATCATCACCACCAAACAAATTGCGAAGAAGCTCAGCCCAAGCTTCAGCATGATCAAGAAACGCACCATTGCGTTTGGTCATGCGAAGGGCTAAGTAACAACAAAAAGCATTGTCAATGGAATTGAAAGCAGAGGTCTCAGGAGAGCCCGAAGCACGTGCGGTTCCAGTCTCATAACGCACACCCATTGTGGTCACAGCACGAAGATTGTACTGCGAACCATGCAAATCAATGAGTGCATTAGCGTGGGACGGATGGAAGGCACGAAGAAGAGTCTGACGTTCAAGTTCACGTAAGACAGGCGCAATGGTGCCATCCAAACGGCTAAAATCAGTTTTAGTCACGTTGACAGCGTCGGAACAGACGTCTGCAACTTTGGCGGCAATGGCATTGGGGGCACGTGAAAAAGCGTACCAGGGTTGTTGGGCAAGGAGTTTCGAAAACGGGTACATGTATCGGGAATAATCGCGTTTGTCTACGGGGTTAATGGTTGAAATGAGGCGGGGGTCACCTGGCTTGGCATATGCTTCAACTTTGACGAAAGCCTTGATAATTCGAATGAAGTGGGAAACAAGGGTTTCAGAGTCAGTGAGCAAGCGGCGCTGAGCAGGGCGATCCATGTGATCGTAAACAGCATCCACATCAGTAGGATGGAGAGAATGAGGCACAGGAATCAGACCGGTAAGGAAATCGGCCATCATTTTATGGAGCAACGGAGTTACAGGAGTATCATTTTTAACGGCGACGATGCGTTTATCAACACCACGTTGTTCATTGCCACGCGAACGATCAGGAGAAAACGCTTCATGCAGAAAAGGTGACATGAAGGCAACCATTGAAGGTTTGGCTTCTGAATCGAAACCGTTATATTGATAACGGTGAATGGCAAGAGACACGGGGAAAACAACATCGGGCTTAGGGCCAACAGCAGCGCGGTGGAAAGCAGTCAACACGGCGGCAGTCTGTTTGATAGTGGTTGCAGCAACAACATCAGTAGGATGAGCACCAAGAGCAGATTCGACAGTCGGAGGGGTCAA